GTCCTCAGCACTCCATCCGTAATCAACGAAGTCGTTGACCATCTGCTCCACAAGGGATGTAGTTGGGACGATTATAAGTATCTTCTTGTTGGTGGCGCAATAGTATCTGACGAGGCTATAGATCATCAGAGACTTCCCCGAACCAGTAGGAGAAAGAAGTAACTTTCTATTATTTTTTATAGCTTGATAAACAGCATGATATTGATATGCACGTGGAGAAATTCCAGACCTAGTAATCTTGTCCATGAAATGTTTGATACCAGCAGGCGAAACAAAATCATTTGATTCTGAAACTTCTCCATACCATTCATTCTTTTCATACTCAATAGTATATCTACGTTCATGAGCCCACAACTGTAGTTGATGCATCAACCCATGATATAATTCTCCAGTTCCAGGAGAGTATAAACGAATCGTTCCATCCCAGTACTTATATCTGGGATTTCTTTTTAGGAACTTAGCTTCTGGAACTTCAAATGTAAAGTAATCTGCTAGCTCATGATGTACATGTTGCTCAGGAGATTCAATTGTAATATATACTTCATTCTTTTTCTTGACTATTAAGTTAGACATAAGCGGGACCAAAGAACCAAGCAACAATAGATTTTCTTACACCAGAATTAACTGGACGAACTCTATGCCACACATCAGACTGAAAAAATATTGCAGATCCTATTGGTAATTTAAATGATTCATATCTAGGATCAATTTCTGGTTTGTATATGTCTAAATCAAATTCTCCTCCTTTATAATCATCACTCAAGGAGAGAGACATAGTTATTTTTCTAACAGATCCATTGTTAGGTTGTCTATGTTGATCTACATGCCAATCATAAAAACTACCTTCTCTATATGATCCAAACTGAACAGGTTCTACACCAGTAATATTTAAATCCCACTGAGCAGATTTATTGATCTGTTTTACCATACGCAAAAGCATAGATAAAAAATTTGGATCCTTTATCCAAGCAACATCAGTTTGCCTTTTTACACCAACCTTTTGATTATATAATTGTCCTGTATTCCATTGCAAATCAGTATTTACAATTGCACTGTTGACAGTACGCATTGAAGATTGATTGAATGAAACTACTTTATACGGAAGACCATATTTCATTACTGTCCATTAACAAATTTCTCCCACTCAATAGCACTCTTGACTTGGAACCCTCTATTTGATATTTGTTTCATTACCTGATCTAACCAATAAAGCATTTGATCTAGGTATTTAATTTTCGCTTCTAGGTTTATGATATCATCATCTGATTCAACATAAACTTTCATCTTGTCTTGAGTTGAGATCCTACCACCAAAAGGTTTTTCAGCATAGACCTTTGCATCAGCCTCGCCTCCATAGTACTCACGCTTATCTCTAACAAGTTTGCGAATTTCAAATTCAAGTGAGGTTTTAATCTGAGAAATATCAGTGTAGTGGTTTAAGTATTTATTATGGCAGAAGGGGATGTCTAATGCGACCTGAGCTAGATCAGCACTGTATTGTTTGTTCTTAAACTGGAAATCTACATGACTATCTTCAGTCCATTCTTCTCTCAGTTTTTCAAATTTATTACGAAGGGTTTCAAAATTCATAAAGGTTGTAAATTCTCATTGCAAATAGTGTATTTCTCATACTTAAACGTTACGTCCGCAAGTAGATACTCAACATCTCCTACTGTAGCATCAAATGGTATTCCTGACAAACTCACAGGAAACATATTTTTAAATTCTATTATGTGATTTGTATTATGATGTGATGTTAAAATAAAAAGTCTTGCATTGGAATACTCATCTGTACCAGACGATCTCCCATTTGCCAATCCAAATTCAGTAATCCAATCATGTACTGTACGGTAATTAATTAATTCTTCATCAATAATAAACCGAACATTTAAATCTCCATAACTAACCCCGCCACTTGGAGCAATTGCTACACCTCTATATGGTGTAGGAACTTCAACAAATGGCATTGAAATATCTGGAATACTTGCTGTCTGGCAGAAAAAATCCACCCCGTTAAAAATTTCAAGATCCAGTTTAAAACCAACTGGAGATAAAAAATTTCTATTTGTCGGTTGTTCACTCAACCATTCAGCTGCCATGTCAACTTCCCAAGCTATTGCTATTTATCTTTATATTGGTCGGGTGCTCCATTACCCCACTGTATTTGATACTCCTCATCCGAAATTTCTACCTTCTTTTTTCTTAACGCATGGTAAGATACCACAGCAACAGTAATTGTTGTGGCTATCGTAGGAGTCGCATAAAATAATATTTTTTGAATCATTCTACTCAGTAGCGATATTCTTCTAGAATATCCAATACATTATTTAGTGCTTGTTGAGCTGCCAATCTTTCATCATCTTTCCACTTGGGATACCACTGCTTTTCATGAATACCATGTTTAATCTTCATCAACTTAGCTGTCATATCAACTTTATTTATTCTACCAGTCATACAATAGCCTCAGATCTAAACCTATATTATAACACTATTTAATCATAAAAAAAGGGAACCCATAGGTTCCCTTTGATTGATATTGTGAATTGATCACATAAGGTTTTGAACCAAAACACGACGGTAGTACTGGTTACGTGAAGCAGTAAGAGCTTCAGCATCAGGAGCACCATCAGACTTTACAACAAATGGGTTAGCGACCATGCCGTAGCGGGTCTTAAATCCAATCTTGGGCTGGAAGGTGTCAGGACCAATTGCACGAACCATCTGGAGAGGAACGTAAGGGCAATAGAACAGTCCAGCGTCATAAGGTGAAGTACCTTTGTAACCAACAACGTAGTAGTGTGAGTTAGCAAGGTTAGCAGAATAAGGATCAACGTAGACCTTAATACGACCATTCATGGTGCCGACTAGAAGGTTACCCGTATCATCAACTTCACCGATGGAAGGACCACCAGCACCAGTTAGACCTGAGGTATAGTCAAGCGTACCAGACATAGCAAGAGCAGAAGCGACATCAGCAGAAGTGATGATGAAGTTGCCCTTTCCACGACGAGTTTGCTGCGCGATAGCGTTAGCATCTCTTTCAATTTGGAACATAAGTCCCTTGAATTTTTCAACCGACCATCTGCCGTTTGAGTCAACGTCTAGGTCAAAACGACCAGCGTTAGCAACGTTGTTCTGAGCACCAGGCTTAGCGATGGTGTATACAGTACGAACAACTTCACGGTTGATTTCTGCAAGAATTTCGCTAGACAGAATGTTAGCAAGTTCTTGCTCGGCATCTAAACCGTGAATTGCTTTCAAGTCTTGGGCGAGTTCTAGTGTGTATTCTGCTTTGAGAGCTCTTGACTTAGCAGTCACAGAAGTCTTCTCAATGCTGAATGACATCTCGCGGAATAGCTTGCTGCTTTCTCCTAATGCTTCAGCGTCTTCACGAGCCATTGGTGTTACACCACGCTCATATGTTCCAGCAGGGGAATCGTTGAGGAGACCCGGGTTTGAACCTTCTGTTACATCGTCAGAATCGTAGTCATTAGCAGTAGCATCAAATCCAGCAGAGTAGTTGGAGTCAGGCTCATTGAACAGAGCTTCGTCTCCATCACGTCCTTCGTAATGACTCTTCATTGCGAAGATAAGTCCTGTAGGACCAGACATAGGCTGGACACCACAGATATCGTATGCTACGAGGTTAGGCATAGCACGACGAATCAAACTAATCATCACAGGATCAAATCCAGCAAGACCACCAGTTTGGGTAGTCAGACCTGAACCTGAAAGTGCGTTAGTACCGATAGCACCAGCAGAGTTACCTGCTGATCCACCAGCTTCGTTAAGCATACCGCGCTCTTCGCGCATAAATCTTTCTTGGTTTTCTAACAGAACAGCGGTAACACTCTTTCTATAGTTGTCAGTGATGGGCGCAGTGCCTTCATGACCTAGAACAGGTGCCCACTTCTCTGTCAGAGCTTGTGCGTTAAACATTTGTTTAATCTCTCTTTTTGAAAAGTAAGTAATTGATTATCTATTTCCAGCGAGCAAGTGCAGCAGCATACATATCCATTTGGGGATTTGTATTTGGTGCTTCTACTCCTTCTACTGGAGTTTCGTCAGCAACTTCTGAAGTTGCAGATGTAACTTTTTTCTCTGAGAAGTATGCTTCCTTAAAGGTTGATACCTTTTTGGTGAAGTCTTCTTCAGAAATATAGTCTACACTTTCAGCAAGTTTGCTGAGTTTGTCCTTCTGAGTATCTGCCAATCCTTCCGACACAGTGGCCAGAATATTTAATTTTGCAGTCTCGTTAAGACGAGTTTGTAATTTCACATTAGCTTTGACCTGTTCGTCAAGGCGCTCTTCCATTTCACGAATAGATGTGGCCATACCTTCTACCACCTCAACTTTATCGTCGGGGATAGAAATGTAGTGCTCTTCAAAGAGATTCTTCAGACCTGCAATGAAGTCTTCAGTAATCTCATTTCTAATTCCACGATCAACGGCAATTTGATTCTCTTCTAACCATTGAGTCACGGCGTAGTTCACTGTGCCATTAACATCTTCGGAAAGATCTGCTTTCGCAATTTCAATCTTTTCTAGAGTTTCTTTGGCAAAGTGTTCTACAAGCTTGTCATACTCTTCAGAAATTTTTGCTTTGACAGCAGCTTCAAAAATTGTTTTTGCTTTCTCGGCAAACTCTTCAGAGAGTTCTGTTCCCTCAAGGAGGGCTTTTACGTCGTCAGATACATCCACAGATTCAAAGGAAGGTTTGATTGGATACTGTACATCTGGACCTGCAGAAGTTCCGTATGCAATACCTGCTTCAAGTTTGTTAGCACCAGCTTCATCGCCAGGCTTACCTGAAGTTGAAGCTTCGCTGGAGTCTTGTCCAACAGGAGCTGCTGCCTTAGCACCAGGATTATCCTCACCTTCTTCCTTATTGGAATGGAGAGGTTCTGACTGGGATCCACCCAAATCAGTTACTGATTGTCCATTTGCTACAGAAGGTGGAACAGTTGGCGAAGAACCTGATGGTTCATCCTTTGCTCCACTTTTTTGTTGCGGATCACCCGAAACTGATGGAGAATCGGAACCAGTACCCGGAATTACAGTTGCAGTAACTGTAGGCATAGGATCTTGTCCACCTTCCAGAAGAGTCTTTTGCTCACCCAGAAACTTCTCAAACTTTTCGTTTAACATATCTGACATTTTCAATCCTTCCGTAAATCTTGTGATATCTATTGTTTATTTATTAAATTATAACCCCGCAAGGAAGTTGTTGAACACCTTAAGTGTTCTCTCCTCTAGGTTATGGCGCGTAGATTCGCTAACGTAACGTTGGTATTTAGCAACCTCAGTTTCCCTAAGAATGCCATTATTCCAAACCCATTCTTTACCTTCCATGATTCCGTTAACGAAAGCATCTGGTGCAGATGGATCTGACACGATATCTGCTGCAGTTGCTAGCATAAAATCGTCCATAACATACGCGGTATTTTCCCGCTTATCAATACTTCCCATTCCGCGTGAAGATACGCCAAGTTGTACTCCTTCATCAAGAAGATTCTTAGCAATCTTACCCATTGGGGTATCTAAGATTTGTGCCTTTCCAATGAAGTTATTACCTTCTGCCCGAAGCTCGGTAATTCTGTGGGAGACTCTATCTAAATTGACAGTAGGACCGTCAGGATGACCAAGTTCACCAAGAGCACGTGATGTTTTAATGTACTCTTCATTGTAACGATTAACTTCTTTCTCTAGAATGCTAAATGGATAAACACGACCATTTCTATTCTTCAATTCGGATTGAAGAAAGACGCCCTCAATATACATTTTTTTGTTATCACCTTTACCTTCGGTGATAACCTGCACATTTTCAATTGTTTCCGTTATCAGTTTCATTAGTTCCCGTTTCAACTGGTTCGTCAAAATATGTTTTAGCGACACCTTTTTTATAATCTGCAATAACGTCACCGCTTTTTGCAAATAGTAAATCTTGTATTGCATCAATTGCTTTGGATCTATCGTTATCTGCAATAGCAGATACAATATTCAAAACTTCCGCTTCAGGATTACTTGGTGTGTGTTCCTGATTTATAGTATTTTCCATAATGTTATTTATTTATTTATTACTACTGCTAGGTTTGGGTTGCGCTTTTGCTAATTCTATCTGTTTTTTGTGAGCATCATCAGCAAATGCTTGATCTAATTGTGCTTGATCATCTTGCTGCTGACCCTGAATTTCAGGAGCATATGCTTGATTCATACGATCCATAGTATCTAACTGAGTTACATTAACTGGATCAATTGCAAGACCCTGATCAATCTCCCTCTTCATTTGCTTATCAATTTCTTTAAATACTTTTTCGTCTTGCTGAAGAATATCGCGACGAATATGTTCAATAGAGAAATACTTACCAACAAAAACATCCATTTGAGTTGCGAGATTAATTCTTGCCATCATCAACTCTTGCTCTTTCAATTCGTTGAAATGATTATCAAAGAGGAAGTCGTATTGGATATGCTCCTTCATGTCATCCCAATCTTCAGGAGAAATAACCCCTTTAAGAATTAATTGGGTTTTGAGAAGATCGTGGAATAATTCTCCAAATCTTTTACGTAATCTTCCGATAAATTTGGTGAACTTAAGTTCATCTCTAAGGACTTCAGTTGTTTTACCAAGATTAAATCCTTTGTTATCGTCGGTAAGTCTTGAAGGGGGAAGATTGAGAGAATTATAAAGCTTCTTCTTAAAATACTCAACATCTTTGAGTTCTCCTAAGTTCTGTCCACCCGGCAAGGTGGTGATCTCAGTTCCACGACCACCCTCTCTACGAGGTAACCAGAAATCCTCAAGCATACTCATGTGCTTTTTGTCATCACGAATCTCACCAGTAGATGCATCGTAAACTAACTTGTTACGATAACGAGCCATGACATCACGTAAATATTGCTCCGCTTTTACTTTTGGTAGATTACCTACATCAATGTAGAATATTCTACGCTCAGGAGCACGTGATAATCTGTATATGACAAGAGCATCTTCAATCATTCTTAATTGATTAAGTGACTTAATTCCTTTATGGAGGAAACTTAGGTGCATTCTTTTATTTAAGTCTTGCACACCACTTGTACAAGTAGCTATAGAATCTGCCGCCATCTTAATTCCTTGAGAATTAGACATATCACCGATAGGACCAAGAGCTCCTCCTCTCAGATACCCTTTAGGATTATACAAATAATAGTCAACATACTGACCCCATTCATACTCTAAAGCAGTACCTTTTAATGCTCTATTTACTCTAGGGTCATCCGCGCCCTTACTGAGTTTTTGTCTTACCTTACGAATCTTAAGTGCATCAATATACCGCAATTCAAGAATGCCTTGCTTTGGATTATCTAAATCAATAACTTTATGATAGAAAATCCTACCGTCAATATACCAATTACGAATAATTTCATGAGCACGATTATCAAAGTTCAGCATAACTTTGAGATTATCAAACTCATCTCTAATTTTTTTCTTAATCCCTGCACTAACTTCTAAATTATTTAAGTCAACTTCAACA